GCAATGAATGTTTTACCTGTGCCTGCCGAACCGTTTAAAACTAAATTATAACCCTCATTATATCTTTCAAATACTTCTCGCTGTGTGTCTGTCATTGGTTCTATAGTGGCGAGATGCTCTAACTTCAGTTTAATCGCTTTTTTAATTGTCATTATGCGTCAATGTTACCTAATGGATTATTCTTCTTAATTGTTTTTAAGGTATCCTTCCAACCATCATCAGTCTTTGAAAGGATCCCACCAGTACCGTTCTTCATTAAAGCAGGAGCACCTACCCTAATATAAACATGACTCCCTCTACATGATGGACACGTAGAGGGATCATTTCTTTCTGCTATCTTACGAATTTTTGTAAAAACATCTTTACAATCATCACACTTATAATCATATATTGGCATTGTACGTCACGCTACTTCCATTGTTATATCCATGATCTTCGACTCTAAATATTCCCGTTTTCTTTTTATCTTATACATTAACATTGTGTTACCTTTCTTCTCCAAGTGCTTCTCATAATGATTTAATTCACGTGAGTCTTTTCTTAATCGTTCAAGGTGCGTTGGTGACATAAGCGTCTCCTGTTAGTTTTAGTGGGAAATTGGTATAGAAGAGCCTCCGTATGGTTATTGTTATTAATATTTATAAATTAGTAATTATTACTGAAATCCGAAATACATTCAATCAGATTCCTACAGCGCTTCTTAATCAGGTAATTCATAGTACCTGACCCATCAGGCTTACTTTTAGAATTCCATCCACTTAGGATCTCGGAGATTACTTCTTTAGGAGATTCATTGAGATCAATAAGAACTTTATTACGTTGATAATTGCGCTGAGCATCTTCAGGCATAAGAGCCATATCACGCCATTCTTCAATCTTCTTCTTAGTCATTGGAGATTGACGAACACCGGTAACAAATGTATCATCAGGCGATAATATATTAGGAACACCATCAGACGAATCACCCTTACAGATATGCTCATGTAGATCGAACTTATCTTCTTGGAGAATCAACTTCTTAGCCATTGGACTGAACTGCTGGATATTAGAATTACCAGCCTGCAGCTGAAGGAAATCTTTATCAGAGGAAACAATCATCACATCTTCATGCTGACCGAATTCAGTAGTAGATAAAGCAATATGAGCAATAGTATCATCAGCCTCACAAGTATGAACCGTCATAACATACCATGGCATGTATTCTTTAATCTCTTCTGTAACTAGGTTAATGATACGAAAGGCCTCAGCCCAATCGATATCAGAAGCTTGCCTAGAGGTCTTACGCTTGAACTTATATTGAGGGTAATATTCTTTACGCCAATTTTTATATCCTTCAGTACATATAACCATAGCACCATACTTATCACGGAACTTCTTATTATACATTCTAATAGAGTTAAGAATAACATGGCGAATGATATCCTCTTTAATCTCTAACCTTTGCTGCACGATTGAACCAATTGCGATTCCACTAAAATCTAATAATATAATATGCCTTCTCCAATTTATTACTGTTAATCATAAATAATCATCATCTTCAAGGTCTGCCATAAACAGAGATAACTGATCTAAAATATCATGTGTGAAATGAGGTATTCCCTCAACTCTACTTAATGAGCCACATAACATATTAATAACTACGGTTAGGTCACCAACCATCTGCTCAGTATCTACAGAATATCCATCTAGGACTAATTGTTCTATAATCATATCTGTCATATACTGTATATACTCTTCAAGGTCATCCATCGCAGCATGCATTTCATTATGCTTATTTAAATGCTTATTCTGCTTGATACCTGGAAACTTAATAACATTATTTTTACTCATATTATCTTTACTCATAACATATTATACCATATTTTAGGCCAAAGGGCAACACTTATTACAATTGAATTTTCGTTAAATGAGATCTTCTACAGCGAGCCATAATCCATCCATTGTAGTATTCATCAGATAATAATACATCATATTGGAATTGTAATTTAGCTTCAAAGTATGTACACTCCGATTTTGTTAAACATAATCTTATTATCTCTCGCTTGAAAGTTGTACCACTATGGCGTTCTTCATTGAGGGTTTCATTAGATCCATAGTAGGATTTCCAATCAGACTCGCCAAGGTATTTCTTTTTCTTACCTTTAACCTGCCTTGTTTTTCTTGACCAGAATAACTTCTTTCCAATGTATTTCTTACCATTCGATTCATTGGTAATTATATATACAAATCCATACACATCCTTGTGAGTAGACTCCCCAAGATCATACTCACTACCGTTATACGTCCAGCTCATCATCGTCATCTAATGGATCAGTTGGTGGTGATTCATAAATAGGCTTACTACAATATGGGCAATAATTAGGTTCAATGTCTAGATCATCGTCATCAGTGATATCATACTCGGTATCACATTCTGTGCATATTAAATTATATTTCATAGACTAAGATCCATAATTGATTGTCGAACTTGCACTGCGGTTCTTAGTTCATCGAATCCACCAATGCTTCTATTGTTCATTTTGATCTGTGGGAAAGATAAGGGATTATTGAATTCCCTGCTGAAATCCTCAAGACTATAATCCTTATCTAATACTAACTTCTTATATTCTAAACCCTTGGCTTCGCATAAATTAACCGCTGCGATACAGTAGGAACAAGGTGGGTTATCCCTTGCATAAATTTCAATCATAGACTTAATCCTTTTAATGTGTCTGCGTCGACGTCCTGTTTAACTCCTCCAATTACATATGAGGAAATTTCTACTTCTTGTGGAGCTACTTGTACTTGAGATCCTGAGATCCACTTCTCTGTCCATGGTAATGGATTAGCCATCGCTACATGGTATGGAGATATATATCCTAATGTTTTCATACGCTTTGAAGCAATCCATTCAACATACGACTTTAAAATAACATCATTCAAACCAATCATCGATCCATCTTTGAATAAGTAATCTACCCATTCTTTCTCTTGATCGATTGCTGATATAAACATCGATTGTACTTCATCATGGCACTCTTCTTGTAGCTTAATAAAATCAGGATCTTCTTTCAATAGATTACGGATGATCTGAGTAGATGCAGATAAGTGTAAGTTCTCATCACGAGCAATTAGCTTAATGATCTTAGCATTACCTTCCATCTTCTTTAACTCTGCAAATGCCCAAGAACAAGCAAAGGATACGTAAAACCGTATTCCTTCTAATATGTATATAGAATGTAAACACAACCAAAGAGCCTTTTTCTGTTCATAGCGATCAACATGCCCACCGCTTGCTACTGCAGCATTGATAGCAATTAGATCATCATAATACTTTGATACATTGTCTGCACAATCTAATATTTCTGAGATACTATTGATCTCATCAAACACTAGGCTGGGGTTAGGATATATGTTACGAATAATATGTGTATATGAGCGAGAATGAATAGTCTCAAAGAACGCCCATGTTTCTACTAGCACTTCTAGTTCGGGTAATGAACAAATTGGCAATAACGCCAAGTTAGGTGACCTACCCTGAACACTATCAAGGAGGATTTGTCTTTTTAAATTAGCCGTGAATATATGTTGCTCATGTGTAGTGAGATCACGGAATTCAGCTTTATCTTTAGTTACATCAATTTCATTAGGGCGCCAAAAGAACCCTAACATTTTGTCGGATAACTTTTCGTATGTTGGGTATTTCACTTCATCATAACGAGCAATATCCACTGATTCATCAAAGAACATATTACGTTCTAAATGGGATACTGTTACCGGCTTATAAACACTCATCTTTTCTCTCTTCCTTATTAAATAGTACAGCTATCACAATCTGGATCTTCATCATCTAATACATCGCCTGCTCCGTCCATAGTATTGAAGTAGTATAAATGTTTACCACCATACTTATAAAAGTTAATAAGTTCGCGGATCATTTCGGACATAGGCACTTTACCTCCTTCATACTGATCTGAATTGTATGAAGTATTTACTGATATGGCTTGATCTATATATTTCTGCAATACAGCACAAATTTTAAGATATCCATCAGGACCCTTCTGATCCCATAGTAGATCGTATTTATTCTTTAAGCGAGGGTAACCTGGCACAACCTGAGCCATAATACCATCTTTTGACTGCTTATATGATACTAAACTACGTGGTGGTTCAATACCATTAGTAGAATTAGATACTTGTGCAGACGTTTCTGCAGGCATTAGAGCCATTACAGTAGAGTTACGAATACCGTATTCGCGTAGATCATCATGCAAGCTATCCCAATCCATTCTTTGATTAGGTGCTACTAACTCATCTACTTCTTTCTTATAGGTTTGAATAGGAGTAATACCTGCATGATACTTAGTCTCATTAGAAGCAGGACATGCACCCTTCTCTTTAGCAAGGGTATTAGATGCCTTGATTAAGTAATAGGACCAAGCCTCTGCATATTCATCTACTGTTTCTAATGCACCATCATCATACTTCAATCCACGCTTAGCTAAAAAGTAAGCAAGGTTGATGATACCAACACCTAATGGACGCCGCTGCTTAGTTCCAGCTTTTGCTGCAGGAACAGGATAATCTTGGTAATCAAGAAGCTCATCAAGAGATCTAATTGCCAGGTCACAATATTTTTCAAACTCTTTAGGATCTGAAATAAGTCCCCAATTGATAGCGCTGAGGGTACAAAGACTAATTTCTCCATCTTTATCATCAGCATGCTCTAATGGTTTAGTAGGTAATGCAATCTCTGCACATAGGTTACTCATCTTAATTGGAGCAACTTCTGGAAGGAATGAACCATGATCATTTGAGTGATCTACATTCTGTAGATAGATACGACCGGTTTCTTTTCTTTCTGTGAGGAACGACGAAAAGACTTCTAGCGCTGGCAATGACTTCTTACGTACAGAACGGGACTTTTCATACTTCTCATATAATGCCTTAAACTTATCTTGATCATCATAGAATGCTTTATATAGATCAGGCACTTCATCAGGTGAGAAGAAAGTAATATTACCGCCAGTAAGTAGGCGCTCATACATTAGCTTATTAAATTGTACACCATAGTCGATACTACGAATACGGTTTTCATCAGTACCCTTATTATTCTTTAATACAATAAGGTCTTCGAATTCCCAATGCCATACAGGATAATACACTGTAGCAGCACCACCACGAACTCCACCTTGAGA